GCAGTTACAATTGCAACCGATATAGTCTTGTTGTTCTCAGCAAACGGTGGTGAAGAAGTTACTGCTGACGCTATCGACTTTACAGTTGAGGGTGAAGCTGCTACTACTAGTGACATTACTGGTGTTGTTAAGACAGGTGGTGATGAAGAAGTATATATTGGTCTACTTGAGGATGGAACTCCTGATCAAGACTTTGGAGAAGACAAGCTTATTCAAGATACTGCTGCAAATGTTGGTGATGGTTTCCTTGCAGACGATGGTTCAAGTGATCTTGCCGTATTCATAGTAAATGGTTCAACAAGTGGAACAGCAAGAGTATTGAATGGTGTAACAACCACTTAATTTAATGTTATAAATAACATTATACAATAAATCATTAAATATACGAGGTGAATATATGATTGATAAACAAACGATTGAAGAGCGTAAACAAACAATTACTAAAGATATTCTGACAGTCAAAGAACGGCTGTCAGAATACGAAGCTAAAAAAGTAGAAGATGTTGCATTAATTAACGCACTTACAGGTGCATTACAACAATGTGATTATTTTCTTAAACAGATTGATGATGTTGAGCCAGACTTGGTTTCTGACTCAGATAGTGATGTAGAGAGTAATTCTGAAGAAGATTAATATCTACAGTAATTTACCCCAATAATGGGGATTTTATAAGGAGAAGCCAAAATGGCAGATAAGAAAATTACCGCCCTCACAGCCCTTGCAAGTGGTTCGCTTGCATCGACTGACTTGTTCCATGTGATCGATGATCCCGCTGGAACACCTATTAACAAGAAAATCACTGTTGCTAGTGTTTTCAATGCTATCCCAACATTCTTGGGTCTTAATAGCGTTGTGACATACGATGGTAACGGTGCAGTTGCTCTCACGGAGGCAATTTCATTGATTGATGGTGCTGACGCTACCGCACAATTGACACTTGCTAACTCAACCACAGTTGGTCAGATCAAAATGTTTGTTGTAACAGATACAACACAAGTAACAGACGTTGATCTTACTGCAACTGTTGGACAAGGTATAACATTTACCTTCCAAGGCGTTGGTGAGACATTGACCGTTCTTTGGACAGGTGCTGCTTACGCTGTTATATCTATCGCTGCTAACATCACAGTTACTAACTACACTGGTCTTACGACAATTGATGTTACTTAATAACACAATTTGATATCTTAATTTGGTGAGGGGGAAAAACTCCCTCACCATTTTATCAATGGAGAAAAAAATGGAAGTTCTTTCAGAAGTAAACATGGGTGATATTGTAAAACCTGTTAAGAAATTATTTGAAAAAAAGAAAGAACCTCAATTTCTAGAAGAACAGATTAGAGATCAAGTTCCTACAGATATAGAGGAAGAGAAAAAATGAAGAAATTTAAACAAGTTATAGCTGAAAATGGCCCACTACCTGGCGGTGGAAGTCAAGCTGTATTTGGAAGAAACCCAGCAAATGGTTCTTTTAGTCCTTCTGTTGTGAAGAAAGTCAATGCAATAATTGGATCATATGTAATAGAAGATTTAACTGATCCTATGTCTGCCCTTACACGTATTCGTGGTTCTTTATCGAACATTGGTCTTTCATTTCCTGCAATATCTGATGATATGATGGCTGAGCAAAAAGGTGAAATGACATTACCTTTAACTTTATTTGGTGGACGTTTTGGTAAAGATACAGATACGCCACATAATGAATTTATAAACGACGATGGAATATCTAACAAAATTGAAGGGGGATTATCCCTCAATATAACTTATGAAACAACTGACACTAATCAATGTAGGTTGCGTGCTAGTATTAAATAAATGTATGAAAATATAAAGACTGAAAATGTCATGATGTTTGCAATCAAACACTATGACAATCCACAGTGTGAGGGTGAAAAAGAATTTCACGATGATATGAAGAGGTTTAAATATATTAAACGTCTTTTGAGAAAGTATAAGGATTCTGGTGTTCTTAAAGAAAGACTTTTACTTAATCATATCATTGTTTTGAATAATTTATTTGGGCCCGAGGCTTGCGTGACACTTATACTCTTCAAAATACAAAGAGAGTATTGGGAAACACTCAAGTCTTTTTTGTTATATCTTAATATTATGACTGATGATGAATTATCAGAAGTAATTCCGAACCAAGAGGTTCTAGACGTTTTAAGGAAACTGTAATGGGAAGAGCGGTAGATTTATTTGTAACTTACAGATTTATAAAGTTATTAACAACACCTTTTGATAAGACTGAAGCGTTTAAGCTAGGTATTATTGATGAAAAAGGTAATCGTGTTATGCCTGATCCTGTAGGTGGTGTTCGTCAAACTAAACCTGCTACTCTCGGCACTACAGCAGAAAAAAATGCTTATACCATTCTACACAAACTTATATTCAATATCAAAAAGATTTTCTCTAAAGTGCCTGGCCTTAGAACTAAGGTTGGTACTTATGCTGCAGCACTATTTCTACTTAAAGATACTTTTAAGGAATCTGTAGACGATCCAGATATGTTTGAAAAAGAATTTATGAAGTATCTAAAAGAGGAAGGTCACGAAATAGATAACACTATGAGTGAAGAGGTTGTTGGGTTTGGTGATGTTTTACCTAAAGGTGAATATACCCTAATCAACGATATCCTAAATAAAGAAGAAGAAGAATTATCTGCAAAGGTGGGTGATAAGGTTGAGACATTTGAAGATGAACCACCAGTAGATACAATTTTAGGCGTAGAGATATTTCCAGTTATTCATATGAAAACTAAGGAAAAAATATACGTTAGTTTGGAGGACATAAAATGAAAAAATGGAATGAAATTTCTCCCTTCTCTGGTATGGGTATAGGAGAAGATGCTCCTACAAATTCAGCTGGTTCTGGAAGTGTTGCTGGTCTTGGTGTCGGCCCTATGGGAGAACCTGGCGTAAAGAAGAAGAAAAAAAGACAATCACTCATTGATGCCCGTTCTAAAGCATATCGTCAACATCGTCAAAGACTAGAAACATCTCGTTTAAAAAGACAAGAATCTAGAAATAAACGCGATAAGTTTACAGAATCTATTGTATCTGAAATGACTTATGGTGGTGGTAGTACAGGAGCAATGCGTCCAACTTCAGATATGTCAAATATATACTCTGCAAAATCTTCATCTGGTTATGAACTATATCACAAAGATTTTTCATCTGCAATGCAACACGCATACAAGTTTGCAAAGAGTAAAGGTTATACAATAGATTCACAAGACATTGATGACAAAGTTTCCACAGGCCCAAAGAAACCATCATCAGGTAAAACCAATAGTTATATTTTAGATACAAATAAGAAACAATCTGCTCATATTCAAGTTGCCAATCTGGACAATAAGAGATATGAACTTAACGTGTATTTTTCTTAGAAGTAATTTATGAAAAAAATAACTGAACTTGTCACCAAAACAGAAAAACCAGAACAGAGAGCCAAAAAGAAAGCAGTAACCTTTGGTTCATTTAAACGTGCAGAAGACAGACAGGTTGCAGAAAGAAAACAAAAAGAACACGAAGCAGAACTTGCAGGAATTGCTGAAGATGCAAGAATACAAAGAGCAGTAGAAGATGAACACCAAAGAGTTATAAAAGAACAAAACACAGAAAAAAGAAATAAGTTTGTTACTGAATCTCTTTCAAATGCATTTAAACCAAAAGTAAAAGATATGGAGTCTGTTCGTGAACAAGCAGTCGATACATATCTTCCTAGAGAGTTTATTCCAGTAGCAAAAGATTACCCAGAACCTTTCAAAGATGAACCAGCATTAAATAAAGAACTTGCCGATTTTAAGGTAAAAATTAATGAGCATCTTACTAAGGTAGGTTTCGCAAGTAGTGGGGGTGGTGGTATTGGTAGTATTGTTGATGCAGCTGACCTTGCAGATGGCGTAAGTGATGGAGAGTTTCTTCAATTTAGAGCTTCAGATAGTAAGTTTATTGGTGCTGTAGCTTCTGTTAGTACTTTAGCAATAAGTAAATTAGATATTGATGGTGGTACAGATATTGGTGCTGCAATAGTTGATGCAGACTTATTGATTATAGATGATGGTGCTGGTGGTACTAACAGAAAAACAACTGCATCACGAATCAAAACCTATATTGCTGATGTTACATTAACAACGGCTGCACAAACAAATATTACGAGTGTTGGTACACTAACAGCATTAACTGTTGATAATATTGCTATAAATGGTGCAAATATAGGACATACTTCTGATGCAGATTCTATTGCTATCGCATCAGATGGTGTTGTCACTATGAATCAAATACCTGTCTTTAGTGCTGGTATAAATGTTTCTGGTGGTACTATTGCTGGCACATTAGCAACGGCTGCACAAACAAATATTACTTCACTAGGTACACTGACTACTCTTACTGTTGATAATATAGTCATCAATGGTGCAAATATAGGACATACTTCTGATACAGATGCAATCGCAATAGCATCTGATGGAGATGTGACACTTTCACAGAATTTAGTTGTGACAGGAGACTTTACTGTTAATGGTACAACAACTACAGTAAGTACTACAAACGTGAAGGTTTCAGACACATTAATAGAACTGAACACTGGTGCTACTTCTAATGCAAATGATATGGGTATTATCATGGAACGTGGTTCTACTGGTAATAATGCTATCTTTATGTTTGATGAAAGTGCAGACGAATTTACAGTAGGAACGACTACTGCTACAAATGATGCAACAGGTAATATTTCTATTACAGCTGGAACATTTACAGCTGCAACTCTAAAAGGTAATCTAGTTGTTGCAGATGATGGAGATGTTGGTTCTGCAAGTGCAACAGATGCAATGCAAATATCCTCTGCTGGTATAGTAACATTCAAAGATGACATTTTACTTAAAGATAATTGTACTATTGGTACGGCAACAACTGCTGGTGCAATTGCAATTGCGGCCGATGGTACGGTAGACCTTGATGTTGCTGGTGCAACTGTAGCTAGTGCAGTTATAAAAACTGTTGGTAAAGAATCCATATGGGTTCCAGCATCAGCTATGCAACCTACTACATCAAACCCATGTTCTGATTTAACAACAGTTGAAACAACAAGCGGTAGACCAGATATGGTTGTGTTAGACTTTGATAAAGATGCTGATGAGTTTGCTCAATTCTCTATTGCATTTCCTAAATCATATAACTTAGGAACAATTACCTTTCAAGTTTTTTGGTCTGGTATAGCAGCAACAACCGATTGTGATTGGCAATTACAAGGCGTTGCTATGAATGATAACGAAACTATTGATATAGCATATGGAACAGCAGTGGTAGTTACGGATAATGCACAAGGTGCTGTTGAAGAATTATATGTGTCTGCTGAAAGTGGAGCAGTTACAATTGCTGGTACTGTAGCAGATAACGATTTATGTTATTTTAGAGTTGGTAGAGATGTATCAGGTGACGCCATGGCTGGTGACGCAAGATTACATGGTATGAAAATATTCTTTACTACTGACTCTGCAAATGATGCCTAGGAATATAAAATGTTAAAAGTTTATATACTAATAGTAGTTCTTGGTCTTGTAGGTGGTGTTGTCTATGGTGGTTTCTATTACTACAAAGACACACAAGCACGTATTGCTACTCTCACAGAGAATAGTGCAAAACTAGAGATGGCTGCAAAAACACAAAAGAATACTATTGATACTCTTATTGCAGATGCAAAGAAGTTTCAACTACTAAATAGTGAACTGAATGTTAAGTTGGTACAGGCAACTAAATATAAGAATAATCTGTTAACTAAACTACGTAAGATTAACTTAGCTAAAGTAAGTGCAGAAGAACCAGCAGTTTGGGAAAAGAAGATAAACAATGCAAGTAAAAGATTATTGGAAAGTTTCGAGTCTACTACTAGTATCCCTGATATTAAGTAGTTGTAGTTCTTGGAATCCGTTAAAGACTATTGAAGTTAAAACTGTACAGGTAGAACGGCAAATACCACCACAGAATAGGCCACAGCAGATTCAATTGAATACTAATATGAAGTGGTGGGTAGTTACAGAAGAAAACTTTAAGGAGTTTAAGGAAAAGTTTCAAGCTGAAAATGGTGATCCTTTAGTTGCATATGTTATTAGTGTAAAGGATTATGAAACACTTGCATTGAATATGGCAGAGATTAAAAGGTATATAGAACAACAGAAATCAATTATTGTTTATTACGAAAACGCTATAAAACCAAAAGTTGAAGAGGAAAAATGAAAATGAATTATGCAGATTTAAGATGGTCAATTATTCAAGAATGGAATAGTGACGCAAAATTTACAAATGACTATTTAATTGAATTGGCTTCAGCATCTGATGTTGTAATTAAAAATACACACGCTGATAGAAAGTCTATTGTTGCAACAGTTGCAGATGGAATAATTGTTGCTGGTGTAGAGAGTGGAGAATATATAGTTGCTGATATGGGTGAAGATAATGATAGCAATATTCTTTTTAAAAATTATATGGGGGATTTGCCTATTCCTACTTCAAACATAAAACTTGATTCAACTGTTACTGTTGCTGATAATGTTGAAGAATATTCTTATGAAGATAAGGAAGAAGAAGAACTGCCAGACTTTAAGAAAATGTCTAAGAAAAAACTTGACGATTGGGCTCTTGATCGTGGTATAGAACTTGATCGTAGACAGACTAAATCTAATATGATTACGGAACTTGAAGAAAAGTTATAAAGGAAATCGTATGGGAACTTTCAACAATAAAATAGAAGCTGAATTTAATCCACCTAAACAGTGGGTTTTATCTAGAGCTTTGTCATATCAAAATGATAAAATAAATATTATGGCTCTCATGGATATAGGGGTAAACGCAGCTGGTAATAGGATTACTTGCCATAAAGGATTTAAAACTGATCTTGCATCTACACCAAAAATTCTATGGAACTTAATAGCACCTTGGGATATTGCAAGGGCTGCAATTATCCATGATCTTTTATATCTTAGGATTCGTCAATATCGTAAGAAAAATTTACTCAACCCTAAAAAAAGCACAGAAAACCCAAGAATAGTATCACAAGCAAAAAAAGCAGCAGATAATGTTTTCTTGATGGCAATGAAAGATTCCAATCCTAAAGTTTCATCTTGGAAAATTTGTGCGGCTTACTATGCTGTTCATCTATTTGGTAGGTGGTCTATTATTCCTAGAGAGGATGATCCAAATGAATAACTGTATTAATTGTGGACACGAATCACATTGTGGTGTTCCGTTACGCAAAGAATTTCGTAGATATCCTTATAATAAAGGCCCAGAGGGTATGATTGAAGTTTGCAAAAGTTGTAGTTGTGAAAACTGCAACAAATCCAATTTAGATTGATCTTACATATAATGTGGATATTTTTAATTAGTAGTATTACAAGCAGCATATTAGGAGGTGCAACAAATAGTTGGTTTGCACAAACTAAAGCTGGTGTGTGGTTCTACAAAAAGGTTAATGATGTTTCGACATGGGCTTCTAAAAAGTTGGGATTGAAGGTTCTTACAGATGAAGAGAATTGGAAGAAAAAATATCCCCATGTTAATCAAAAGATTAACGAACTTGAAGCCAGAGTCATAAAATTAGAAAAAGGAGATTAATATGATAAGTAGTTTTATTTCAGATAGAATAGGTGAAGCTTCTACTCATCAAGGAGTCATAGTTGTTGCAGCCGTTGTAGCAGTATTATTCTTTGCCATACCATTAACCAAAGTTATTCTTTGGGGCGCCCTTGCTTGGGGTATCTGGTCTGTTATGAGAAGTGGTAATTAATTAATGGCTGAGTTGGAAACAGAAGTAATGCTTCTCAAAAAAGAATTGCATGACCAAGCAAAAATACATGATCGTTTGGACGTTGCAATTGAGAAATTAACTGATGTTTCCAACTCAATCCATCGTATGCTTTCCGTACACGAAGAAAAAATTGCAAGACAAGAAGATGCAATTTTTGAAGCAGAACAGAAGATAGAAGAACGTAGAACTGAACTATCTTCAAAGATTGATGAACTACATTCTCGTATCACTACAAACACTAAAGAGATAATGGGTGCTGCAGCATTACAACATTTAGAACAAAATAAAGAAATACAAAAAATAAGAGATGAGCTAAGTAGTAGAGTAGGAGTTCTAGAACGCTGGAGATGGATCATCATAGGTGGTTCAATTATTGCAGGATTTGTTATACAAAAATATATGATAATAGGGGGTTGACAAAACTCCTCAAATGATGTAATATCTGTTAATGAGTTCATACATTGACATAAAATATCTTAATATTATTTCTCCACAACTCCAAAAATTCAAAAAGAAAGGTGATAATCTTTGGAATTTTAGGTGTCCTTATTGTGGTGATTCTCAAAAGAATAAAACAAAAGCCAGAGGATTTGTTTATCAAAAGAAAAATGATTTATTTTTCAAGTGCCATAATTGTGATGTTGGTACTACAGTAGGTAAGTTGATAGAGTATCTAGACTCTAAAACTTACAAAGACTATATAATGGAACGATATAAAACAGGTAGTGGTGGTACTAAAGGTACGATCACTCCAAAACCAGAGTTTAAATTTAATGCACCAGTTTTTCGCAAAAAAGATATCTTCAAGCCTCTCAAGTCCATTGCAGAGCTTAATTCAGATCATCCAGCTAGGAAAATTGTTGAACGAAGAAGTCTACCAAAAGAATCGCTCAAAGATATCTACTTGTGCGAATCATTCTTTAAATTTACCAATACATTAATACCGAATAAATTTCCTTCTTTGGGTGGTGATCATCCAAGATTGATGATACCGTTTCGTAATGAGGAAGGAGAAATATTTGCATATCAGGGAAGAGCGTTTGGAATTGAAACACCTAAGTATATCACCATCAAATTAAAAGAACGTGATAAAATATTTGGGTTGGATAAAGTAGATAAATCCAAACACTTCTATGTATGCGAAGGCCCATTGGATAGTTTGTTTATAGATAATTGTCTTGCAGTTGGTGGTTCTGATTTTGATAGACTTGAAGGAAACTTCACAGTTATATTTGATAATGAACCTAGAAACAAAGAAATCAATAAACAAATAGAGAAGACTATTAATAAAGGTTGCAGTATTGTTTTGTGGCCAGAAATAATTAAAGAGAAAGATATTAATGACATGATACTGTCAGGAATGTCAAAAGAAGAATTAGAAGAAATCATAAGAAATAATACCTTTTCTGGCGCTGGTGCTAAGTTGAGGTTTGCAGAATGGAGAAAGATAAATGCCTAGTAATCAACTACCAACATCATACCAAGAGTTTATACACCTATCACGATACTCAAGATGGTTGCCAGAAAAAGAACGTAGAGAAACATGGGATGAAACAGTTGCAAGGTATTTTGATTTCTTCACTGAACATTTAACTGAAACACATAATTTTAAATTGCAGCCTGCATTACGAAAAGAACTAGAAGATGCTGTTCTTGATTTACGAGTGATGCCATCGATGCGTTGTCTTATGACTGCTGGTGAGGCACTTAAACGTGAAAACATTGCAGGGTATAATTGTTCTTATGTTGCAGTCAATCGTGTTCATGCGTTTGATGAAATCCTTTACATTCTAATGAATGGTACTGGTGTAGGATTTAGTGTAGAACGTCAGCACGTAGCACAACTACCTCACGTTGCAGATGATTTTCATGATACAGAAACTACTATCACGATTTCTGATTCTAAGCTTGGTTGGGCTAAGGGTCTTAAAGAATTGATTGGTATGTTGTATATTGGACAGATACCTCGTTGGAACTTATCTAAGATACGTCCAGCAGGCGCTCCCCTTAAAACCTTTGGTGGTAGAGCATCTGGCCCAGAACCATTAGAGGCTTTATTCAATTTTGCAGTAAATATCTTTAGAAATGCAAAAGGACGTAAATTATCTTCTGTGGAATGTCATGATATTGTTTGTAAGATTGCAGAGGTAGTAGTTGTAGGGGGTGTAAGAAGAAGCGCGCTCATAAGTCTTTCTAACCTCTCTGATGACCGTATGAGACAGGCTAAGACAGGACAGTGGTGGAATACAGAACCACAACGTGCATTGGCAAACAACAGTGCTTGTTACACAGAAAAACCAGATATTGGTACATTCATGGATGAGTGGAAGTCTCTTTATGATTCTAAGTCTGGTGAACGTGGTATTTTCAATCGTGAAAGTGCAATGAAACAAGCTGCAAAGAACGGCCGCAGAAATGCAGAACATGACTTTGGTACAAACCCCTGTTCAGAAATCATTTTGCGTAGTAGAGAGTTCTGCAATCTATCTGAGGTTGTAGTTCGTCCTACTGATACACGCGAAACTCTTTTAGAAAAAGTTAGACTTGCTACAATTCTTGGTACAATACAAGCTACACTTGTTAACTTCAAATATGTATCTTCTGTATGGAGAAATAATTGTGAAGAAGAAAGACTTTTAGGAGTCTCTCTTACTGGTATCATGGACAATAAATTACTTAACGGTAAGGGATTGGATCATGCATTACCAGCAATATTGCAAGACTTACGAAACGAAGCAGTTAGGACTAATGAAGAGTTTGCAAAGAAAATTGGTATCAATCAATCTGTTGCAGTTACCTGTGTTAAACCATCTGGTACAGTAAGTCAGTTAGTTGATGCAGCTTCTGGTATTCATGCAAGACACAATCCTTTTTATGTTCGTACAGTACGTGGAGATAAGAAAGACCCACTTACTAAGATGATGACTGATATGGGTTTCCCTGTAGAAGATGATGTTATGAATCCTAGTCACACAGCAGTATTCTCTTTTCCTATGAGTGTTCATAAGGATGCAGTCTTTCGTACAGACATGAGTGCAATAGATCAATTGAAGTTGTGGAAAATATACCAAGAACATTGGTGTGAACATAAACCCTCTGTAACCATCTCTGTTAAAGAGGAAGAGTGGTTAGCTGTTGGTGCGTGGGTATATGACAACTTTGATATGATGAGTGGTGTCAGCTTCCTTCCATTCAGCGAACATACATATAAACAAGCACCCTACCAAGACATTGAAAAAGAGGAGTTTGATTTGTTATTAAATAATATGCCAAAAGAAATCGATTGGTCTAAACTTTCAGATTACGAATTAACAGACATGACTATCGGCTCTCAAGAATTAGCTTGTGTTGCTGGTGGTTGTGAGATTTAATACATGAAACTTATAGTATGCGAAAAATGTGAAGCTGAATATAAAATATTCCATAACATGAATGATATGTATTATGTTATGGAATATTGCACTTTTTGTGGAGAATTTCTAACAGAAGAAGAGCTTCAGGATGAAGTAGAACTTCAAGGTTATGATAATGAGGAAGAATAATTGAGTGGAACATTATTTGGTTTTCCTGTCTATAATTTTAGGATTAACCCTGATTCTTATGATAAACAAAAAATAGTCAGCGACATAAAACAAAATTATGAGATAGATGGTAATAGGAATGAGTGGGGCTCTAGTAATCTCCACCATCCCTATGGTGATTGGGAAAACGAAAAGTTCATAGATATAAACTATAATAAACTAAAAGAAGTATATCAAAAAACTTTTGATATGTTCTTTCATGATGATGGTTGGAATAGGGGTTTTATTGGTAATAAACCTTTTAATTTCCATTGGAACATTGTTAACTATACAGCAATTAAAACAGGTCAATACATGAAGGCACATACTCACCCAGAGTATGATTTTTCTTGTACACATTATATCAATTACAATCCAGAAATACATAGTTCTTTACGGTTCGTAAATAGTAGTCCTACTGGTTTATTTGGTAGAGAAATAATGAACGAACAGTATGATATTGCAGATAGATCAAATTTATCAAATTCATATTTGTATGGTGATTATGACTATCCAGCTGTTGAAGATGATATGATAATATTTCCAGCAACATTACAACACGAAGTTCCTGTTCAAAAAGAAACAGATGAACTTAGAATAGTTGTAGTAACTAACATAAAACTTTTAAATGCTTAATAACATACCCTATATAATATGAAAACAATAATAAATCGTCTGAAACAATGGTACAAAATTAAGCTGGATGGGCCTCCTGTTCCCAAATATTTATCAGGTAAACAGACATTGAAAGTAAAAAATATGAAAACAATAATATGTGATATTGACGGCACTCTATTAAACTACTTACATGACAGACCATTAAGTGAACGTGGTAAGACAGACCATGTTGCATTGCCCGGCACAGTTGAACGAATGCGGCAATGGGAAGTAGATGGTTGTAGAATTATAATCATCACAGGTCGCAGAGAAAGTGAACGAACTAGAACGATTGCAGAACTAGAACGTGTTGGTATTCCATATGATATGTTACTCATGGGATTTGCTGATAGTGGTAGAGTTCTTATTAATGATGTTAATAGTAAGGGTACGGTTAAAGCTCACGCCGTATCTTTACCCAGAGATCAAGGTTTTAACGAATATGATTGGACTCAAGTTGGACTTAAATGACTTGGTATTATGGCGGTAAACCATTTACAAGTGAGATGATAGATGACAATCTTGGTTTTGTTTATATAATAACTAACACAAAAAATAGTAAGTTATATATTGGCAAAAAAGGTTTGATGTCAAAAAGAAGATTGCCTCCTTTAAAGGGTGCGAAAAGAAAAAGAATCAAGATAGTAGAAACTGATTGGAAAACTTATTGTGGTTCAAGTGAAGAAGTAAAGTTGTTAGTAGAAGAAAACGGCATTGATTTATTTCATAGAGAAATAATTAGGCTGTGTAAGACTAAGGGTGAACTAAATTACTACGAAGCTAAACTTCAGTTTGAGACAGATTGTTTATTAAAACCAGATGAATATTATAATGCGTTTATCGGTTGTAAGATAAATCGCTCACACCTATTGACTAAAGTAAAAAAATGAACGGATGGATTGAAGGATACAAAAAGTTTCAAGCTGATATGACTGTTAATGATATACACATATCAGATTTAATTAGTGACACTAAATCAGAAAAGGTGTTACAATATACTGGTGATATAATTCAAGAAAACTTTGATGGTATCTACACATATGAAACAATAGAGAAACTTCCAAAAGAACAGTTACCAGAAGTTCTTGGAGAGATTTATTCAAAGTCAGAAAGATTTGTTTATCTGGGAATATCTACTAAGAATGGTGTAGAGCCTATTGGTTGGTGGAAAACTATGATAGAGAAATATGCTTCAAGAAAAGTTTACACTCATATAAAGACATATGGTAATTGCAACAATTATGAAATATTGTGGGAAGAAGAATATTTAGAATGGTATATTGATAACATTTGACCTAAATATTCTTAACAACAGATTACCTACATTTTATTATAAATAGTAATAGAAGAGGAAAACCATGAAACTAAAAGCAATAATACTTGCTTTGGTGTTGTTTTATCCTTCTATATTATTTGCTGCCGACACTAACACATCGTCTACAGTAGTGACTGATAAAGCACCACCAACAGCATCTGCCCCATCAATCGTTATTAATAATAGCGATGTATGTAAGAGCGCGGCCAGTGCGGCAATCCAAACACAGATACTTGGATTTGCTTCTGGTATAACTATTACAGATGAAAACTGTGAGAGGCTTAAGCTTGCTCGTTCTATGTACGGTATGGGAATGAAGGTTGCTGGTGTTGCATTATTATGTCAAGACGCTAGAGTGTTTGATGCAATGTGGATGGCTGGAACACCTTGTCCATATAAAGGTCAGATTGGTGATTCTGCTCAAGCATCTTGGTTAGCAAATCCAAATGATGCTCCTTCAGAAAGTTTGTTTGTTAAAAAAAAAGTAAAGACAAACGAGTAGAATCTTATGGAATGCCTGATGATTACTCAACTGAAGAACGAATTACAGAAGCTCCAAAAAGTGGTGTCTATGTCACAGGGGGTGTTGTCCTTAGTATTGTTGGTATGTTCTTTGGTATTCCTCCCTTCCTCATATTCTAACGCAGGGGATGGTGTAAACTCAAATACAATTATAGATGGGTCATCTACATCTGCTGTTACGAGTGGTTCTCCAATCAGTACAACTGTAACCAATGAAGATGGCTCAACAACCACAACTGATGTCACTACAATTACAACAACCACAACTACGAAAAATGTTACTCAAACTGAGGTTCCTAATGTCGTAACAAACCCCACATTTACAAATCACTTAGGTGGTGGTTCAAGTAGTGGTTGGTCTATCACAACTTGCCCAGGCGGTTGTGCATTTAGTTCTAGTGGTGGATTTAAAGCAGGCAACGGTGGTACGATAACACAGACATATAGTCAGTCTGATCTTTTTCCAGATGCAATTGATTCGACAGAAGAAGCACAAGGAATGTCATTTTCCTTTGGTGCAGAAGTAGATAATAATCAAGTAGGCGCTGGTAATAGAGCAGATACTTGGTCAATAAAATTAGAATTGTTTGATTCGAATAATTCATCATTAGGACACACTGAAATTGGTAGTACGGTAATATTTGCCCCAACCATTAAAACTGGTACATTAGATATAGATGCTGGTAATGTCGTTAATTCTGGTGTATTAACTTTATTTGGAGATACGGCTCTCAATGGTGATTGGCGGTATGGGCCTTTCATTAATGATGTATTCACCACTTTTTTGTATAACAGTATAGAAGATTCTGTAACATCTACATTGGCATACGAAACACTCATTACTAATATTAGTTGCGAAATCTTAGACACTTGTGCTGTTACAACTGTAAGCACAGCAGAAGATATTGCTACAGGAACGATTGATGTTGTTAGTGATACAAGTGTAACAGAAACAGTCATAGCTACACCTGTTGTAGTAGCACCACTACCCACAGTTGTTGCGACAGTAGAAACTACTTTAGAAGTTGCTGAAATAGCACAGATATCGGAGATAGCAAATGATACAACCAATTCATCTGATACAGGAACATCCGTGGAGTCAGAATCAATATCGGAATCCCTTGATGTTGAACCAGAACCAGAAGCTAAACCAAATCAACATAGCCATACCAAAAAAAGTGAGAAACTCAAAGTTTCAAATGTTGTGTCCAAAAAATCTGGA